GTAACAATGCTAATAACATAGGAGACATATCATGGCATTTACTACTGCTGCAGGGTATGGTAATCTTCCTAACGGCAATTTTAGCCCTATTATTTACAGCAAACAGGTACAACTTGCCTTCCGCAAGTCTGCCGTTGCTGAAGCAATCACTAACTCCGATTACTTTGGAGAGATTGCACAAATGGGTGATTCTGTTAAGATTATCAAAGAACCCGAAATCTCCGTTAAGGAATACGCTCGTGGTACAACTATAACACCACAAGACCTTGACGATGAAGACTTTTCATTGACTATTGATAAAGCAAACTATTTTGCGTTTAAGGTCGATGATATTGAAGAAGCACATTCACATGTGAACTTTCAACAACTCGCATCAGACCGTGCGGCATATCGTTTGGCTGACCAGTTTGACCAAGAGGTTCTTGGTTACTTGTCAGGTTTTAAACAGTCTGCTATTCACGGTACACCTAATACTGTTAATACAACTGTTAACGGTTCAAAGGCTGTTACGTCTGCGGATGACGGTACAAACTTAGTTGGTGCGGAACTTTTAGCTTCCATGTCTTTGGACGCATCTGACTTCACACAAACCAATGGTACTGCAGGTACTGCAAACCAATCAATTGGTCTTGAGCCTCGTGCTGGTGGAGCGCAAGCAGCTAAAAGTGGTACAACAGGTAATGCGTTCCCATTGCAAGTTATTGCACGTATGGCACGTCTACTTGACCAACAAAACGTGGACACTCAAGGACGTTGGCTTGTTCTTGACCCAGTATTTATTGAAATCTTGAAAGACGAAGATTCACGTCTTCTAAATTCAGACTTCGGTGGTTCTGGACTTCAAAATGGTCTTGTTTTAAATAACCTTCACGGTTTCCAAATCTATCAATCTAACAACCTACCGTCACTAGGCACAGGTCCTTCGACAACAGGTGGTTCTAATGCTAGTAACATGGGCATAATCGTGGCTGGTCATACTTCTGCTATTGCTACTGCAGAGCAAATTAATAAGACTGAAACTTACCGTGACCCTGACAGCTTTGCTGACATTGTTCGTGGTATGCATCTATACGGTAGAAAGATACTTCGTCCTGAAGCAATCGTAACTGCCGCATACAACTTAGCGTAAGGGGGGATTGAAAAATGGCATTAGTTACTAGTCTTAAAACCTCTGTACGTGGCGTAGGCGCACGTGGTCGTCAGCCTTACATGGTTGAAACTACTTTGGATTTTTCCAACTCTGCAATTAATAGCCTTTCAGCAGGTGATATTGTTCAAGCAATTTCTGTACCAGCCAATACTATGGTGATGACAGCAGGTGCTGAAATGATTGAAGCTGTTCAAACAGCGGCAGATGGAAATACTGTAAACCTTGGCTTTACTGGAAGTGGAAGTCAGATTGGTGGTACAGATGTATCTGGGTATGTTTCTAACGTTGATATTGACGACAATGCAACAAACTTATCTTCTGGAATTGGATATCTAACCCCTGCATCAACAGCGGCTAACCCTGTTATTTGCACGGCAGAAGATACCATTGACCTAGAACTTCAAGCAACATCAACTGCACCAAATGCAGGAAAAATTCGTATTTTTGCTGTGTTGATGAACATTGATAGTCTTGGTGAACTAGGAGCAGATGAAGTTGACAGAGACACACTTGCTTAACTTAACTAGGGGCAGGGCAACTTGCCCCTTTCTTACCTACATAGGAGAAAAGAATGTCTGCAAAATCTAATTATTTAGAGGCAAAAATTCTTGACCATATTCTACGTAACACATCTTTCAGTCAACCCAGTGCGCTTGTTTTAGCTTTATTTGTAACAGGTAGTGCATCAGATGCAACAGTTGAAGGTCATGCCGAAGCAAATAGTAACACATGGTTAGGCTATGAAATAGCAACTTCTACTGGATATGCTAGAGCTGCTATTACTTTTAACCCTGCTCAAACAGCAATAGGTACAGATGAAAGTTCTGGTGCAGAAGATGATGTTACTTCAGCAACAGGTCCTGCTGTTTCAACTGGTATTGAGTTTGATAATAACGGTTCAGGAGATTTTGGTACAGTAACATGGTTTGGAATTTATGATAATGCTACGCATAACGCAGGTAACTTACTATACTTTGGTAAGCTAACTGCATCAAAAGCTATTGCTAATGGAGATACTTTGCGTTTCGCACAAAATTCTATTACTATAAAAGAGGCTTAAAATATCATGCCAAAAGTAGCGGATAGAGTTAAAGAAACTACCACCACCACAGGTACAGGAACTATTACTTTAGGGGGTGCGGTTACTGGTTTTAAATCATTTGCTCAACAGTTTACTTCTGGTGATACTGTTTTTTATTGTATAACAGATGGAACATACTACGAGATAGGTTATGGTACTTTTACTAATAGTAGTGGTACACATTACCTATCTCGTTCAGTACCTTATGATTCTACAAATTATAGTAGCTCTAATAGTACCACAAATAATAAAGTTAATTTTGGTTCAGGTACAAAAGATGTATTTGTAACTATACCTGCTTCTGCATCAATTTATGAAAGTAATTTTAGTGGTATATTTGGTATACCTGAAATAAAAGGTGGCAGTTTAAATATTGGAGAAATTACTGATACTTATTTAGGAGTAGGTACTAACGATGGAATTTCTACTGGAGCAGTACGGGTTACATATACTAGAGATAACTTTACTAATACTGATTCTTCTCAGTCTGGGGGTCTTGCTGATAATCAATATATATACCAAGAGTTTTTTAAAAGCCGAAATGATAATAATGAATTAGTTACATATGCTACAATGCGTGTCCTTATGGACGATGTATCTGATGGTGTTATTAAAGGTTCTTTTCATTTTGATGTTGCAGATGGTAATGACACAGGTAGTGGTGTAGATGATTATCCTAATGCACTATTAAAAATAGGTCATGATCAAATAGTTCCTTATAAGCCTATTCAATTTAGCGGTACAGCAAGTAGGCGACCTAGATTTTATGGAAGCGGAGGTTATTATACAGAACTTATAGGTTCTGTTTCAAGTGCAAATACAGTTTTAACTATGCCTACTTCTACAGGCACTATAGCATTAACATCCCAACTACCTACTTCTGGTATCTCAAGCGGAAACGTAGCGACATTTACTAGCGGTGTAGTAGATAATGATTTTTTACGTGTCGATGGTACATCGATTGAAGGTAGGTCTGCCTCTCAAGTATTATCGGATATAGGTGGTCAAGCCGCACTTACCTTTGGAATATCAAATACTAATGCAGTCAAGATAGATAGTACATCTGTTGCTGACGATGAGTATGCACGATTTACTGCAAGCGGATTAGAAAGTAGAAGCAATGCAGAAGTCTTATTAGATATAGGCGCACAGGCATCATTAACATTTGGTATTAGTAATACTAATGCAGTTAAAATAGATAGTGCTTCTGTAGCTGATGACGAATATGCAAGGTTTACTGCTAACGGATTAGAAAGTAGAAGCACTACTGAAGTTCTATCAGATATAGGTGGTATTACTGCTAGTTCTTCAGACACACTTACAAATAAAACTCTCACAACTCCTGTAATTAACGGCTTTAGTGGCACAGGTGATGGTGTTATAACTGGTAATTTAGATGTTACGGGATTAGTTGAATCTACTTCTATTGCTTCTACATACGGAAGTTCTTCTAATCCTGTAGAATTTAACGTAACTGTAGTAACAAAAACGTCTGCACATCCATACTACGGAGATGGAAGCAGTTTAGGTTATGCTATAAATGGAATAGAATCACCTGCTCTAACACTGGCTGGTGTTGATAACGTAACATCTAATTCAGAATATCACTATAGATTTACTCTTAGCTCAAGCAATATGTCAAGTCACCCGTTTAGACTTTACTTGGATGCGGATAAAACAACAGCATACACAACAGGTGTTACAACAACAAGCACATACTTACAGATAGCAGTAACTGAAGATACTCCAAACATACTATATTATCAATGTTCAAGTCATGCTTACATGGGTAATCATGTGATTGTCCTTGGTTCTAATAAGATAAATCATTCAGAAGCACTCTTGACATTTCCCACAACTTCTGGTACACTTATAGGTACAGGAGATACAGGCACAGTTGCTACTGCTATGATAGCAAATGATGCAGTTAATGCCGATAAACTTGCTGATACTTCTGTTAGTGCAGGTAGTTATACTAATGCTAGTATTACAGTAGATGCACAAGGAAGACTTACTGCCGCAAGCACAGGTACAGGTGGTGGCGGTGTAACTGTTCAAGAAGAAGGTAGCTCACTATCTACTACTGCAACTACGCTAAACTTTGTAGGAAGCAATGTAACAGCGTCAGGTACAGGTGCAACAAAAACTATTACAGTTAGTGGTGGTGGTAGTGGCATAACAGTTCAAGAAGAAGGTAGCTCATTATCAACTGCCGCTACTACGTTAAACTTTGTAGGAAGCAATGTAACAGCATCAGGAACTGGTGCAACTAAAACTATTACAGTTAGTGGTGGTGGTAGTGGTGGAACACCTATAACAATAAACACATTTGAGTACACAGCCACAGCTAACCAAACAACTTTTAGTGGTAGCGATGCTAACTCTGCAACAATGAGTTATACAGCAGGAAATATATTTGTATATTTAAATGGAGTACTATTAGTAGATACAGATGACTATACAGCCACCAATGGTTCATCTGTGGTTTTACAATCTGGTGCGGCAAATAATGACAAGTTACAAGTTGCCGCATTTAGTAATGGCGGTGGAGTAACCACAGGTAAAGCAATAGCAATGGCTATAGTGTTTGGTGGATAGTAAAGGAAAGAAAACATGTCAGCACCTAATATAGTAAATGTAAGTACCATTACAGGAAAAACTGCTGTGCTTGCCGCTATAGGCACAAGTGCAACAAACTTACTTGCAAACTCAGCATCTAGTAATAAAGTATTTAAAGTAAATACAATTATAGTATCAAATGACCATACTGATACAGTTACTCTTACTGTAGATTTATATAGAAGTTCTACCGCATATAAACTTATTGATACAGTAAACATTGC